ACAAGCCAATACTGATGCTGGATTTAGCATTGTTCAATATACTGGAACAGGTACAGCAGCAACAATAGGGCATGGATTAGGTGTTGCTCCTGCGATGTATATAATTAAAAACAGAGATCAAACAGGAACTAACTGGACTGTTTTTCATAAAGATTTAACATCTAATGCTTATAGCTTATATTTAAACGACACATCGGCACAAAGTAACTCAGTTGGTTACTGGAATGCAACATCTCCAACATCTACAGTTTTTAGTATAAAAAACACTTCGGGTGATGTTAATACAAATACTGAAGATTATGTAGTCTATTGTTTCGCAGAAAAACAAGGCTACAGTAAGTTCGGCAAGTACACCGGCAATGGAAATGCAGATGGTCCGTTTGTGTATACAGGATTTAAACCTGCTTTTATACTTTTTAAAAAATCAAGTGATAGTGGTGATAACTGGATGATGTATGATAACAAAAGACCTGGATTTAATGTAACTGACCAAGCCTTACATCCAAACTCAAGTGCAGCAGAATATGACAATGCAAATGCAAACTTAGATATATTAAGCAATGGCTTTAAACTGCGTTCAAGTTTTGGTTGGGTAAATCAAAATACTCATACATACATCTACATGGCATTTGCAGAAAATCCATTCGTAACATCAACAGGAATTATGGGTACAGCCCGATAGTAGGAGAAATATAAAACATGGCAACAACTAAAATACCAAGTGAGCTTCTAGCAGACGATGCAGTTGCTACAGCTAAAATTGCGGATGATGCAGTTACAGGAGCAAAGATCGAAAATGCTGTAACAATTGCTACATCGGCTACATCACCGTTAATGGTTGCAACAACAAGTGCACGTATTACACAGGTAGCTTTAACCTCAAGTTCTAATTCAGTAGCTTGGGATGCAGCAGCAGCAGCTAATGCTTTTCACGTAACTACAGAAAATACAACCTTTGCTGCACCTAGTAATGCAGTCGAAGGAGCTATTATAACTTTAGAACTTGCACAAGGCGGTACAGCTCGTACAGTAGCTTTTAATACTGTATTTGAGTTTGCAGCTTCAACAGCACCTACCGTAACTGCTACAGCTAATAAGA